CAAAAACTTTGAACTTCTAAAAATTGGTTAAATCGGGTTTCTAAAAAGTAAATGCCACTTTTTTGTAAAACCCATCTTTTTAGGGTTTACCCTTAGTTTTTTGTTAGTTAGCACTCACTTCGCAAAATTACGTTAGTTGGCACTCACTTCGCTAAACCACAAAACAGCGCATGAGACACAATCCAATGATGCCCCTAGAATGCCATTTATAGACGTTTTGAGCGTCTTTTTTGCTTAGTATAGGTCTACTATGCTTGAACTATCAAAAACCGATTCTAGGCGGTTTAAACCAAAGTCTGTGATGTGAGCACTCACTTCGCAAACACTTTCAAAAAAACCCGCATATTGCAGCGGGAATTTTGGAAAATGCTTTTTAGATGCTATCGATCAAAACCCAGAATTCCTCGATATAACAGCATTTTTGCATTTTGGGATTGTGCAAAGCATGGCAAAAAATCATTCCAGCAATGACACAATCAATTTCCATTAAGGTTTCATTTTCGCTTGTTATAACACCCACAGCGCCCGTTTTCATGCTGCTGGATCCTCAATTTCCAGCCATTCCTCGATTATTTCCGTTCCAGCGCATAACGTGGCCCGAATGCTATCGATTGCCATGCTTGCTGCATATTTTTGGAATTTATCGCTTTGTATGTATGCTTCGAGTACAGTTAAAGCCCCAAAAACGGAATTTATGTCATTCATTCCCTGGTAAACCATAAATTCATTTATGATTTTTGGGTGTCTTTTATCTTTTAATTTTCTAGTAGTCATTTTTGGCCTTTTTAATGTAATTCGTAAGAGATAACGCTATCGGACCAGCATTCCCGACAATCTAAGCAAGCCCCGTTTTGACTAGGCGCTTTGCATGGTGAACCCATAGGGGTTTTCGTATGCACGTTCGATGCTGTAATACCCGACACGTTTTGCAAGCTTGCGGGTATTTGTACGGGCTTGTCGGGGTACATAGCCGACAATCGGACAATTAAATTTTGGGGAATGCTGTTTTTTCCATGCTTTGCAATAAAAGCCTTTATAACCCCGTATTCCCTAGTCGGGAGCCAGTGCATTGTGCTGGGTGTCGCATGGCATACCGCTGCTATTTTTTCTAAGTGATAAAGCCCCTGGAGATCTCCCGAATCATGCCAGCGAAAATAGGGATCTTTTCCAATATGGGAAACCATACCAGAAACCCAAAATTCACCCGTTATGCTATCTAAGCGGGAAAATTGAGCGGGTTTAATATTGTTCTCATACATTCGATAGAACCCGTTATTTGCATAACACTTGGAGCATATAGAACCCTCGATTTTTGACATTTTGAAGCCAGTATCGCAAGCTTCGGTCGGGAGGCTGTAGCTTTTACATGGCATTTTTGACGTTGACGTAAGAGATCCGCAAGCTATTGCAGCCTGGGTTTTTGTCATTGGGATAATTGGGATAATTTTCATGTGAACACCTATTAAAAAAAGAAAAGATTTTTAAACCATGCGACAGTCGGGGCATTCGCTATAACCCGAATAATTTATCTCCCATTGATCTTGTGGGATATCGCAGCCACAAATACACGTTATGTCAACGTCAATTTCAAAAGGAATTGAATTTTGAATAAATTCCTCTCTACTGTCATATGGGAGAGAAAAAACAATGCCAAATTGTCTATTAATTGCCTCTATCACTTGCAAGGGCAAAACCCGCAAATTGGGTTCCTCTTTTGAGTCGCTAACAGTAATTTGTCTCCCATTGGGCATTGTCACAAATTGAACCGCTGCAATTGATCCATGCTTGATTTTGTATTTCATATTGACACCTATTAAAAAAAGAAAAAAACAGTTTAGATTGTGCAACACCCACAGCAAGGGGCATCGATACAGCGGCCTTTTTTATTCCGATAGAACGTATTAGGGCCGTTTTCACCAAAAAAAGTGATTGTGTCGCTATCGGGTTCAAGTACAGCCTTTTTTGTAGCTGTATCGAATAGGATCCAATCCCCGACATTTATCACAGCCTGGGACTGTGAACACCTAGAACGGAATTTTGAGCGCATTTTTTTAAGCATTTCAAGCCCCTATCTTATGCAAGCATACTGAAATGTCCTGCAATAGAACGTGATCCATGCTGCGGGTATTTCCCGCTAGATATCGCTGTAATACATCAAAATATTCGTCCCTTATGATCAATTTCATTGATAAGCATTTCAAAAGGGCTTTTTCATTGTAGGTTTCACCTAATGCAATTTGTGAAAGTGTTTTTGATAATTTCATGCTTTTCCCCTTATTTAACTAAAACGTCAAAGTAAGCCAGCATCAAAGCCAGCGCAGCACAAAAAAGAACTATTGCAAAAATAGCTTCAAAAATTACTGTTTTCATTTAACTAGCTCCAGGGTGTTTTGTGAGTTAAAGCAAGTGATATCGAACCCTAGGGACTGAATGTCCTTAAGGGCTTGCGATGATAGGGTTTTGGTTCCTGCTATCCGTGCGAATAGCTTTGCAGCCTGGCACGCAGGATATGCGACAGTGTTTCCATACTGTGAGCGGATCTCAATGGTTATCGTTTTCATGTTATCCCCTTAAGCGATGAATTCTGGGTTAGATGTAACACCATGCGCTACAGCTATTGCCATAATTTCATTCTGGGATTTTGTAGTCCTAGCGGAGCGGATAAGGCTGGATAAGGCTCGAGCGAGATAGTCCTTGCCTAGGCCTGCTTCGCTATATTGAACGGATCTAGCGACTTCTTTTGATTCGGATTTTGTCATTGTGAACACCTATTTAGTAGATACATTCCGATTGAATGTGCATTTATGATAGCAAAAGAAAAGAGAAAAGAACCTAGTACAAACCCTAGGTTATGGATCTTTAAACCCTTAAGGGATAACCCTAATATAGTTTGATTTTGTAGCTACAATTAAGAAAAGAAAACAAGGGCCAACCCATAACAAGGGATCCAATTGTAATAAGAGATAGGTAAGGGGATCAGATAGGATACATAAGGGGATAACGTAAGGGCTGGGTTATTGATAGCCTAAACCATTAAACCTAAATAGAAGCCCTTAACAGGCCGATACAACTAAACCCATTGCGCAAGTGAGACACGAATAAGAATCATTCGCATTCGCAGATCTAAATGAGAACCATTCGCATCTAGAAGTTAGTGGGCGCTCACTATCACTAGGGTTTACCCGATGAGAACTGTGTTTCCGTACAGTAGAACTAGGGTTTTCCCCTAGGGGTTTACCCCCCCTTGAGTAAAAGTAGGGGGCGCTGTGGCAGGGGACATAAACACATATCGACATAGCATTTGAGCTATACACCCCCCTACTCAATCTACGTACACATATAACCCTCCAAAAAATTTTTTTATAGTTTAGAATTTGTATCCATTAAATCAAGGAGAAGATATGGCAGGATTTCCTATGAGGAGAGCGTTGGAGAGGAAGATAGAAGAGCTTGGGGGGATAGAGTTCGTTACAGCTCACATTAGCCAAGGAATGACTATTGGACGCTTGGCAGAGTTCATAGAGTGTTCTAGGCCCATGCTTTCTTTCTGGATCAACCATACTGATGAGCGTAGAGATGCGGTACTCGCTGCTCGTAAGCTAAAGGCTGAGAAACTGGCAGAAGAGGCTCTTGATATTGCTGACCAAGCAGATGAGACAAGCAATAGTGGAGTCAACAAAGCCAGACTCCAAGTAGACACCCGTAAGTGGATGGCCTCTAAGCTTGACCCTGAGAACTACGGAGACACTGCTAAAACCCAAGTCAATATCAGTCTAGGTGATCTACACCTCCAAGCCTTAAAGCACATGGGTAAGGCTGAAGTGGTAACCTTGGAAAACAATGAATAACCCCTTTATCCAGTTCATTACCCTATACAGGAATGACCCTGTTCTGTTTGTCAAAGAGGTGTTGGGAGTAGAGCCTGATGATTGGCAGCAGGACTTTCTTAACGCTGTAGCTACTGGAGAACGTAAGATTAGTATCAGGTCTGGTCACGGGGTTGGTAAGTCAACCACCGCTTCTTGGGCAATGCTATGGTTCTTGTTGACAAGGTATCCCGTCAAGGTCGTGGTTACTGCCCCTACTTCTGCCCAACTGTATGACGCTTTGTTTGCCGAGCTAAAGAGATGGGTGAAAGAACTCCCCCAACCTATCCAAGACCTACTTGATGTCAAACAAGAGAGGATAGAACTCAAGGCGAGTGCGACAGAGGCGTTTATCTCTGCTCGAACATCTCGTGCTGAACAACCCGAAGCCTTACAAGGTGTCCACTCAGAGAACGTCATGCTGGTAGCAGATGAGGCTTCTGGTGTCCCAGAGGCAGTTTTCGAGGCCGCTGCTGGTTCTATGTCTGGTCATAACGCTCTAACCATCCTGTTAGGCAATCCAGTACGCTCTTCTGGCTTCTTCTTTGACACACACAATCGTCTAAAGGATGAATGGTGGACTAGACGGGTGTCCTGTATTGACTCTACCCGTGTCAGTAAAGAGTACGTAGAAGACATGAAATCCCGCTATGGCGAGGAATCTAATGCTTACAGGATCAGGGTTCTGGGTGAGTTTCCACGTAGCGATGATGACACCATTATCCCTATGGAACTACTTGAGTCTGCCAAACATCGAGACACAAGAGCTTACGAAGACGCTCCAATTATCTGGGGACTAGACGTTGCTAGGTTTGGCTCTGACTCTTCTGTCCTCTGTAAGCGCCAATCCAACGTAGTCCACACCCTAGAGCGTTGGAGAAACCTAGACCTGATGCAGTTAACAGGTGCAGTTGTCGCTCAGTACGAAGCCTGTGACCACAAGAGTAAACCCACAGAGATTCTGGTTGACTCTATTGGCCTCGGTGCTGGTGTTGTTGACCGATTAAGAGAACTAAAGCTTCCATGTAGAGGTATTAACGTGTCCGAAAGCCCTGCAATGGGTGGCACATATCTCAATCTTCGTGCGGAACTATGGCACAAAACCATGGCTTGGCTAGAGAAACGGGACTGCAAGATACCAAACAATGAGGATTTTATTGCTGAACTGGCTACTGTTAGGTACACCTTTACCTCTAATGGCAAGATAAAGATTGAGTCTAAGGATGATATTCGTAGACGGGGCTTGAAATCTCCCGACATGGCTGATGCATTTGTGTTGACATTTGCATCTGATGCGGCTACTGTGTCTTGGGGATCGAATATGTCTTGGGGTAAACCGATCAAAAGGTTGATCCGAGGTCTTGTCTGATTGCCGTTGCCATTTAGAGCCACCCTAAAAAAGTGGCTCTTTTTTTTAAATATGGTAATATCACGCTATCTATGTTAGGAGAATCCTATGAATATGGATGATGCCGCCAACAAGATTGGCAAAGTAATGGGCGAATACAAGCGTGGCAAGCTCAAATCTTCTTCTGGTCAAAAGGTTAAATCCCGTGACCAAGCAGTCGCTATCGCAATGAGTGAAGCTCGTTCTATGCCCAAGCGTGGTGGTAGAACTGCAACTAATCGGAGCAAGAAATGAAGCAAGGCTTGTACGCAAATATTAATGCCAAGCAAGAGCGTATTAAGGCTGGCTCCAAAGAGAAGATGCGTAAGCCTGGCACTAAGGGCGCTCCTACTGCCAAAGATTTTAAACAAGCAGCTAAGACTGCTAAAAAGAAATGATTAAACGTGGTTCTGAGGAATTCTCTGGTTACAACAAACCAAAGAGGACTCCTAACCACCCAAAGAAAAGTCACGCTGTACTAGCTAAGTCTGGTGACGATGTAAAGTTAATCCGCTTTGGTCAACAAGGAGTATCTGGCTCTCCTGATGGCTCAAAGCGTAACGAAGCCTTTAAAGCCCGTCATGCTCAAAACATTGCCAAGGGCAAGATGAGTGCGGCTTTCTGGGCCAACAAAGTGAAATGGTAAAAATATGAAATGCCCTATTGCTACTTATGACATCAAAGTCAATCTAAAAGCTCGTGATTGGGCATTCAAGAACGTAGGCTATGGTCCTGCCAACCCAGAAGAAGACAACATAGACTTCTGGATGAAAAGAGCAGATGAGTGGGATACTGATGTTGAAGAAGCCCAGACCATGCGTTGTGGTAACTGCGCTGCCTTTATTCAGACTCCAGAGATGCTAGACTGCATTCTAAAAGGTATTGATGAAGAGACTGATGGCTATGCCAAAGATATCCAAGGCGCTGCCAATCTAGGCTACTGTGAACTGTTTGACTTTAAGTGTGCAGGTGAGCGTACCTGTTCAGCATGGCTATCTGGTGGCCCTATTACCAAGAAGATGACCAAAAGTCAGCAGAATATGTTGATGATGGCTAAGACCGAATACGACATGGAAGAAGAGGAAGATTAAATGGAAGCCTTAATAGCATCTTTTCTGGAGTCGTTAATGCCAGCAGCAGTTGGTGGATCTGAAGCAGTTATTGGTGGTGGTGCATCCCCAGTGTCCTTTGGAGATACTCTTGGTGCATTTGCACAAAACCAAGTTGGTCAACAAATGGCTCCTGCTATGGAAGCCTATAAAGGCATAACCAACCCCAATGCATCAATGGGTGACATGGCTAATTCCGCATTTAAATATTCCTTTAATCCAAAGGAAGATGAGAAATCATTAATGATGCCCCAAATGGGCGGTGGTTATGGTGGTGGTATGGCTAACAATTATGTTGGTGGCATCCCATCTCTGTTGCAGAATACTGGATCTGGAATCCTCCCTTATATCGGCTCTCGATAAGGAATTATATGAATAACGAAAACCCCATGTTGATGGCAGAGACTCTCCAAGGCGAGATGGAGGGTGATGAGGTAATGTCTGAAGAGCAACTTCAAGGCGTTATTTCCGCTGAAATTTATGATGCCATTTCTTTCATAGATGATGACATTGGCGGTAATCGTGCATTAGCTACTGAATACTATTATGGTCAACCCTTTGGTGATGAAGAAGAAGGCCGTTCACAAGTAGTATCAATGGATGTCCGTGATACTGTTCAAGGCATCTTGCCAAGCCTTATGCGTATTTTCTTTGGTCCAGAGCGTGTGGTTGAGTTCACCCCTCAAGGACCAGAAGATGTTCAGAATGCTGAACAAGCTACAGACTATGTAGACTTTATTTTCAAGCGTGATAATCCTGGCTTTAAGATTCTTCACTCAGCATTTAAAGATGCCTTAGTTCGCAAAGTTGGAATCATTAAGTACTGGTGGGATGAGTCTGTAGAAGTTAAGGCAGAATCATTCTCTATGCTTGATGAGCAAAGCATGATGCTTCTGACAGAGAATCCAGATGTGGAAATCTCTGCGGTACGTGAGTATCCAGTGCCTGGCACTGAGCCTATGAATGAGGCTGAAGCTATTATGACTCCACCTCCCATGATGTACGATGTGGAGATCAAGCGCAGAATCAAGACAGGCAAAGTAAAGATCGAGGCTCTACCCCCAGAAGAGTTCCTGATTGACCGAAGAGCAAAGTCTATTGACGAAGCTACTTTTGTAGGTCACAGGACTATGAAGACTGTTTCCGATCTAGTCGCTATGGGTTATGACTACGATGAAATGGTTGAGGTTGCAGGTAATGGTAATGACTTTGACAACAACCAAGAGTACCAAGCCCGTAACCCGTTTGCCGTTATCAGTACTGCAAACAATGGTGATCCATCAAGCAAGAGTGTTCTCTACATTGAAGGCTACTTAAAGGTAGACTTTGATGGCGATGGCATTGCTGAGATGCGTAGGATTTGCACAGTTGGTACTGGCAATAAGGTTCTGCGCAATGAGATTGTTGATGACCGACAGTTTGCTGACTTCTGTCCTGATCCAGAACCCCATACCTTTTTTGGTATGTGTCCTGCTGATGTGGTCATGGATATTCAGCGTATCAAGTCTAATGTCCAACGTGGCATCTTGGACTCTTTGGCTCAAGCTATCCACCCCCGTACAGCGATTGTTGAGGGTCAGGCCAACATGGAAGATGTGTTGAATACTGAAGTTGGTGCTGTGATTCGCATGAGAGCGCCAGGCATGGTTCAGCCGTTTACTACTCCTTTTGTTGGTCAGGCAGCATTCCCAATGCTTGACTACTTGGATGACATTAAACAGACCCGTACAGGCATTTCTAAAGCCGCAGCAGGGTTAGATGCAGATGCTCTACAAAGCACTACCAAAGCCGCAGTATCAGCGACAGTTAATGCCGCCCATCAGCACATTGAGATGATTGCCCGTATCTTTGCTGAAACTGGTTTGCGTAAGTTGTTTACTGGTATCTTAAAGTTGGTTGTTGAGAATCAAGATCGTGCAAGAATGGTTCGTTTGCGTAATACATTCGTACCGATTGACCCCCGTTCTTGGGATTCCAAGATGGACGTAACAGTTAATGTTGGCGTTGGTGATGGCACTATTGAAGACAGAATCAATATCTTGAATCAGGTTGCAATGCGTCAGGAAATGCTGATTAAAGAAACTGGTCCTAATAATCCTGTTGTAACAATACCACAGTATACAAATACGCTAACTAAAATGTTGCAATTGGCGGGTATTAAAGATTCTCAGAATTACTTTAATCAATTACCTGCTGACTTCCAATTGCCACCTCCAGAGGCTCCAAAGCCAACTCCAGAGGAGATGTTGGCCCAGGTACAGGCTCAATCTATTCAAGCTGATATTCAAAAGAAAGCGGCTGAATTGGATTTAGAACGCCAGAAAATGATTATGTCTGATGATCGTGAAAGAGATCGTGTTGAACAAGATGGTATTTTGCGTAGATATGAGCTAGAATTGAAATATGGTGTACAAATTCAAAGTGCGGAGATTAATGCCGCAATGAATACAGACCGAGAATTAATTCGTCAACAAGCTGCAATGAATCAGACGCAAGTCCCTCAACAGCCCCAACCAATGATGTAAATGGACGATCTAGAAATTAACCTCGCAAGAGGAGATAGAGCTAAGTTACTTCTTGAGGATGAACTCCTTAATGAGATGCTTAAACGAATTGAAGATGACTGTTATCGTGAGATTCGTTCTTCCAAGTTAATGGAAGGACCAGTTAGAGAGCAAGCTTACTTGCTTCTGACAACAGT